AAACCGCCGTCGGCGCGCTGCACGCGGAGCATGATGGGAATTGGAGGCCGAGCGAGTGACCAAGACCACGAGCGGCTACACGGCGGCATTCGAGACGTTCATCGAGTGCGACCTGAACGACTTGGGCTCCGTCGCCGCTGCGGCGCAACGGCTGCATGACCTGCAAGAGACCCTGGCGTCTTTCGGGTTCGCCGGCAACGTCAGTTTCCGTTTCGTCGCCCGGCACAGAATCAGCAGGGGTGTGAGCGGGTCCACCTCGGGGACCGTCGGTTTCTCCGAGCGCTTGGCCGATCCTCCTCTCTCTCCATCGGCCTCGGTCGAGACGGCACATTCTGCCGTCGATACCGGCGCCTCTGCTGACCCGTACCCCGAGGCGGCGGACCCGGCGAACCCGGCGTTCGATATCGACCCGACGCTAAGGCGGACGGGGAAGCCGGAATGACCCTCCGCCGCCGTGAGTTCCCCGCCAAGATGAAGGTCGCCGCCTATCAGCGCGCCGCTGGTCGGTGCGAGGTATGCACGGCCCCGCTCAGAGTCGGCAAGTTCGAATACGACCATCGCATTCCCGACGCCCTTGGCGGTGAGCCGACGCTTGAGAACTGCATCGTGACGTGTTCCGCGTGCCACTCCGCCAAGACGCGCACCGAGGACGTGCCGCGCATCGCCAAGGCAAAGCGGCAGGAACGAGGCTACGTCGGAGCGAAGCCACGCAAGGCCGTCCTGCCGGGGTCGCGCGGCAGCAAGTGGAAGCGGAAGATCAACGGCGCGACCGTGCGGCGCGACCAGGAACGGAGAGAGTGATGACCGACGTAACCACGATGCCGCCCAAGGTGATCGACGCGCCCAAACAGGATGCGGCAATCACACCGATGCAGATGCTTCAGATCGCCGTCGAGAAAGGCGCGGACCTGGATCAGTTGCAGAAACTCATGGACCTTCAAGAACGGTGGGAGGCCAACCAGGCCCGCAAGGCGTACATTGTTGCCTTGGCCGAGTTCAAGCGTGATCCTCCGACCGTTACTAAAAACAAGAAGGCCGGATTCGAAAGCAAGAGGACAGACAGCCGCACCGAGTACGAGTACGCCACACTCGCTCAAGTCGCGACAATCATTGCGCCGGCACTTTCCGCGCACGGGCTGTCCCATAGCTGGTCTACGGCGCAAGACGAGACCGGCATTTCCGTGACCTGTACGCTGACACACGAAATGGGACACCGAGAGAGCGTAACGCTGCGTGCGCCGGCCGATACCAGCGGCAGCAAAAACGTCATCCAGGCCATTGGCAGCACGGTGACGTACCTCCAGCGCTATACGCTGATGGCAATCACCGGCCTTGCCGCAGAAGGACAGGACGACGACGGCGACGGCATCGTGACCTTTATCAATGCCGAGCAGAAGGCGAAGCTGATCGCACTGATGCAGGAGGTGAACGCCGATACATCCGCGTTCCTGCGCTACATGGGCATCGACTATATCGACACGTTGCCGGCCAAGCGGTTCGATGGCGCCGTCGCGGCGTTGGAGAAGAAGCGCAAGCAAGGGAATGGATAATGAACATGGATACCGCCGCACTGATCCAGGGCAGCGACGAATGGTTCCACGCCCGTCTCGGCAAGGTCACGGCCTCGCGCATCGCAGACGTGATAGCCAGGACCAAGACCGGCTGGGGGGCCGGCCGGAAGAACTACGCCGCCGAACTCGTGGCCGAACGGCTCACCGGAACGCCGGCCGAGAAATTCACCAATGCGGCGATGACGTGGGGCACGGAAACCGAGCCGATGGCGCGCGCGGCCTACGAGTTTTACCGCGACGCCGAGGTCTCGGCTGTCGGTTTCGTGCCCCACCCAGCAATCGATATGAGCGGGGCGAGTCCGGACGGACTTATCGGAGCGGACGGACTTGTTGAAATCAAGTGCCCCAACACCGCCACCCACATCAACACGCTCTTGGAAAAAGGCGCGATCCCGGACAAGTACGTCGTCCAGGTGCAATGGCAGATGGCTTGCACCGACCGACAGTGGTGCGATTGGGCCAGCTTCGATCCCCGGCTCCCGGAAGACCTGCGACTCTATGTTCAGCGCGTGCAACGCGACGATGCGCGGATCGCCGAGCTTGAAGCAGCAGTCGTCGAGTTTCTGGCCGAAGTGGATGCTATCATCCGTGCCCTGTCCTCTGCGCCGGCACCGGCACTGACCCCGCTGGACGCCGGCTGATGACCGACGCGCCGCCGCTCGCCTTTTTCTGGGATGGTGAATCCTTCACCCCGGCCCAGCCCCGCCGCGCCGACCAGCACTACGTTGTTGGCGAAACCTACTGGCTTGCGCCCTATGAGCCGCGTTCGACGGCATCGCACAATCACTTCTTTGCGTCCGTTGCCGACGCATGGAAGCACCTTCCGGAAACCCTCGCCGATCAGTATCCGACGCCGGAGCACCTGCGGAAGAAGATGCTGATTAAGGCCGGTTTCCGTGACGAACGATCGATCGTCTGTGCGTCGAAGGCCGAAGCTCAACGGGTCGCAGCGTTCATCCGCCCCGTTGATGACTACGCGATGGTGATCGTGCGGGACACTGTGGTCATGCATCTGACCGCCAAGTCGCAGTCTTATCGGGCGATGGGCGCGGCGGATTTCCAGGCCAGCAAGACGGCTGTGTTTGATGAAATCGCCGAGATGATCGGCGTTACGGCCGACAGTTTGCGGATCAATGTCGGAGCGGAAGCATGAGCGGATCGGTGAACAAGGTAATCCTGATTGGCAACCTGGGGCGCGACCCGGAGAGCCATCAGACCAAGGACGGCAAGCAGATTGTCAACATCAACCTCGCGACGTCCGAGACATGGAAGGACAAGAACACCGGCGAGCGGCGCGAGAAAACGGAATGGCACCGCATCGTCATCTTCAACGAGGGCCTTGCCAAGGTTGCCGCCGATTATCTGAGCAAGGGGGCCAAGGTCTACATCGAGGGGCAGTTGCAGACCCGGAAGTGGACCGACCAATCCGGCGTCGAGAAGTACACCACGGAGATCGTCTTGGCGACCTATCGGGGCACGCTGACGATCCTGGAAAGCCCGAAGAAGGAAGACCCGGCCAGTGGATATGACCAATCCAAAAGCCGCACAGGATACGAGAACGAGCGCGGAGGCGGCGCTGACCCGAACGACGACATCCCTTTTGCGCCGGAGTGGAGATGATAAACACCGAGACACGCTCGCCCGAGCGTGCGCCGCCTCCCGCCTCGGTGCTCGATCGTCTCGTGGCCGGGCTCGGAAAGCGCAGAACGCAGGACGCACTGACCGATTACGAAGACGATCCTGACGTCCGCGAGGCCGTCGCGGCGCTGTCGGCTGACGACAAGGCCGCCTGGACCAAGGCGCTGTGGGAGCGCCAGGCGGAATGTAACCCTATGAGGGCAGGATGATGAAAGCCTGGATCACGAAATGCGCTTTGTCGAAGGGCATCTTCGAGGCCGAGGTTGTGGAATGTAACTACCGCGCGGCTCGCCGCATCGACGGACCCTTCGCATATTACGTCGAGGACGACTGGCACCGCACCGAGGAAGCCGCCATCGCCTGCGCCGAGAAGACGCGCACCGATAGGATCGCATCGCTCAGGAGGCAGATCGCGCGGTTGGAAGAGCTGACGTTCAGGAGGGCGGGATAATGCCAAATCGCATCACAAGGCTGACCGATCAACAGCGTGCGGCAATGAAGCCGTGGGCTGAAAAGTGGATCAAGATCGGGCTGTCCTGCGAGCCTGCCAACCGCGAGGCTGCCGAGGCGGCCTACAGGGCGTGCTATCGCTTTGCTGGGCTGCGCGATGATGTGCCGATTATATGGGTCGAGTCGCCAATTGTCGGAGCACTCGCTGCGTCGATTGCAGCGTCGATGCTGCATGACTCAGCGGTCGGCTCGGCGGTCCGCTCGGCGGTCCACTCGGCGGTCGGCTTGGCGGTCGGCTCGGCGGTCCGCTCGGCGGTCCGCTCGGCGGTCGACTCGGCGGTCCACTCGGCGGTCGACTCGGCGGTCCGCTCGGCGGTCGACTCGGCGGTCGACTCGGCGGTCCACTCGGCGGTCCGCTCGGCGGTCGACTCGGCGGTCCGCTCGGCGGTCGGCTTGGCGGTCAGCTCGGCGGTCGACTCGGCGGTCGGCTTGGCGGTCCGCTCGGCGGTCGACTCGGCGGTCGACTCGGCGGAGAAAAAGAACAGCGCAATTTTCTGGCATTTTTGGTGTGGCGGCCAATTTTGGTCGTACTGGCCGGCGTTCGAGAGCTTCTTTCGCAGCGAGTGCAGTCTAGTGCTCGCTGGCGACTTGCCGGATCGCGCTGCCGCATGGGCCGCCACATCGGCGAATGCCGGTTATTGGTGGCCCAATAAATCCTTCATTATCGCTTGTGACCGACCGCGTCACATCAGGCGAGACGACGCCGGCCGGCTTCATTCAGAAACCGACACGGCCATCGAGTGGCGCGATGGATGGGGCCTGCACTTTTGGCACGGAACTCGTGTCCCGGATCACTGGATCACCGAGCGGAGTACACTCGACCCGCGCGATGTCATCAGGGCCGAGAACGTCGAGCAGCGCGCGGCGGGCGCTGCCATCGTCGGCTGGCCGAAGATGATCGACGTTCTCGAAGCGCGCGTCATCGACCGACACGAGAGCCCTGAGATAGGCGAATTGATCGAGATGACTCTTCCGGGTCTCGATCACCCGGGCCGGTTTCTCAAAGCGCGATGCCCACGGAACGGCCTGATCGTCGAAGGCGTACCTGACGTGTCCGACATTGATGGGCTGCCCATCGACACTGCGCTCGCCGCACAAGCCTGGCGGATCGGCGACCCGCAGTCTGAGTACATTCCGCCGCAGACTAGAACCTGAACCGAAAGGAAACATCATGAGCACGATCCGTATCGCACAAGGAGAGGTGAACGTCCGCTACGTCGAGAGCGTCCCGGCCGACTGCAAGCCGCTCGCCCCGGTCGATGGCCGGTACATCATCGGCCACAGCGAGTCCGGTCATCATCACGTCATCTCAGCAGAAGGGACGACGGTCATGGAGCGCAACGATCCGCCGGCGGGAATGCGTATCCTTTACGCAATCATCGACGACGTGAACACGCTGCGTCACGAAGCGCCGGGCGCACACGATGTGCACGATCTGGCGCCCGGCATCGTCGAGTTCCGTATCTCGCGGGAGTACAACCCCTTCACCGAAACGGCAAGACAGGTCGCGGACTGATGACCGACGACCCCACCTACCTCGCCGGCGCGATCCTGCGCGGCCTTCAAGGGCAACAGCGATGAAGGACAAACCGATCTTGGTCTTAGACTTCGACGGCGTGATTCACTCCTACACGAGCGGCTGGAAGGGCGCGACCGTGATCCCCGACCCGCCGGTGCCTGGCGCCATCGACTTCATCCGCGAGGCCGCGGCCAGCTTCCGTGTGGCGATCTATTCGTCCCGGTCGCGCGACCCTGAGGCGCGGAAGGCGATGATGCTCTGGCTCATCGCGAACGGCCTTCCCGAGGTCGCTTTCGACGCCATCGATCAAGCCGTGTACCTCGAAGAAGTCCACGAGGATTTCGTCCCGGAGCCGTGGCACCACGCGGTCTATTTCCCGACCGAGAAGCCGCCGGCGCTCGTCACCCTCGATGATCGGGCGATCACCTTCACCGGCGTCTGGCCCGAGATCGCGGACCTGCGCGCCTTCAAGCCCTGGAACAAGCCGTGACCCTGACCGCGACATGGCAGGACGCCGGACGCGAGCCGCAATGCGCGCCTGATCCCGCCTACCCGTTCGGCATAGATGTCGATCTGTCGATAGCCGCGCCGACATGCTCCGTCCAGTTGGATTACCCGGCGCCACGGTGCGGCATGTGGATTGTCCTCTGCGATGTCTGCGGGCTGAGAGTGGGGGTGACCGCAGCAGGCAGACCGGACGATGCGCGGTCGCTAAAAATCTCATGCAGGAAATGAGAGGAACGCCGATGACCGACGACACGTACATCGCCGTTACGGTCCAGCTCGTCAACGTGACGGAATTTTCGGTCTTGGTCAGCCATCCCGGCGCGGCCGGCCCCGTGGTCGTCGAGCGATACCTGATCCATCCCGACGACGATGCGCGGCTCACGGCCGGTCGGTCGGCGGACTCGATCACCCTGCGGATCGACGCCCAGGCGGCGAGGGAGAGGGGGTTGAGCGATGGCTGATGAGCGGGACGTGACCGCCTGCTGCAACTGCCTGACGCCCGGTGCCCGGAACGTCGTGATGCTCAGCTTGCGCGCACCCGTGGCCGGCACCGGCTGGGGTTGCGCCGTGTGCGGCCTGCCGATGGACGGGGCAATTGCCCTTCTGTGCGAGGACTGTCTCGGCCGTCGCCCGACGCACGTCGTCTGCGGCAAACTCTCGGAAGGGCTCCGCGTGCCCGTCGAGACCTGCACCGAGGAATTCGACCACACGTTGTCGGAGAACGAACATTGACGACATTCCTGACCTGCCGCGACTGCGCCAAGCGGCACAGCTGCACGATCAAGGATTCGATCCTGGCCGCGATTTCTGGCCTGCGCGTGACTACGGTTCGGCATACGTGCCGCAGTCACGAACCCATATTCCGCCGAGGGCAAGCGGTTTGGGTGAAGGTTCAACAACGCCCATACTCTATCGAGGACGGCTACTACGATGATGCGCCGTCGAAAGAATGGTTCCCGGCGCACTTCCTCGAAACATCGTCGCGGAGCAAGACGCGCGGGCTCGTGTTCGTTGCGACGGGCGCGAAGGCGCGCGAAGGCAATGCGCCGTTTTACCCAATCGGCGAGAAGGAAGAGGGCGCTGTTTGCAAGCTCCCGTGGGCCTCCATCGAGCCGCGCTCTTCCGTCGATGCCGTCGTTTGCCCGACCTGTAAACAACTTGGCGGCATGAAGTGTGAGGGAGCGGAAATTGGCCCGCCGTGCCCAATGGTGATCGGCACGCACACGAAGGCGGAGGAAGACCGTGCCTGACCTGCTCACCGACGCCCTGCCGCCCGTGCCGATCAAGGACCAGATCGCCGAGATAGAGCGCGAGGTCGCGCTACGCCGGCGCGTCTACACCGCCTGGGTCCAGGCGGGCCGGCTCAAGCAATCGGTCGCGGATGAGCAACTACGCCGGATGGAAGCCGTCCTGGCGACGCTCAAGGGGCTCGCGGGCGATGATTGACCTTCCGATCATCTGCTCCGCGCCGATGATCCGCGCCCTGCTCTGGCTCGTCACTGCGCTCTACGCCGTTCAGGGCGCGGTCTTCATCTGGCAGGACAAGCCCGCCGCCGCGACGATCCTCGCCGGGTACGTGATCGCCAACCTGGGGCTCATCTGGGCGACGAAGTAGGATGAACGCAATGAACGACATTATCAGGACGCAGCAAGCCGCCGCACATGCCAATCCGTGTTTTTATGCAGAAGAAACTGTAAACCGCATTTTCGGCGGGCGCCTGCCGCCTCCCTTCGATTGGTTGACCTTCAACTTGACTGCCAACATCGGACTTGAATGAGCACAGTTCTTCCAGGGCCGTGCGCTCTGGCATTGCTCTATAGCGGTCTGGTCGCGAACATCAAAGCGGCCTATCAAAGTGGGGGATTGGACGAAGGCGCAACGTCAGATCGCAGAACGATATTTGGAACGCTTTCTTGAAGGCGTTGGTGTGCCGTCGGAGCTTCGCATCGATGAGGGCGAAATCGCATTGCATTGGCGGCGACCGATGACGGCGGCGGAAAGTGATGCGCTGCCGCGCAAGCCGGTTCAAATCCGGCCTGCGGTCGCCACAAACAAAAAGGCCGCCACCCCGTGAGGGGCGGCGGCCTGATGTCAGCTTATCGGCTGATAAAAATTGATTTTAATTCGACGAAAACCTACCGCGCGGCCCCGAAGGACCGCGGCCATTGACTTAACGCATCAGGCGGGCGGATCCTGGTTGAGCCGAGCGATCAGCGCATCGATCTGCGCGTTGAGCGCGTCCCA